ATGTTTAAAGAGGGAAGAGTATTATCACAAGCCAATTATAATAAGATTAAAAAAGCACAAGAATTATTAAGCGAATTGATTGAAAAAGTAAAGTCAGTAGAGAAAAAAGAGGTTGAAGAACCTAAAGAAGAGGAAATAGAGGATGAGAGAGAGCCAGAGAGCGAAGATAAAAAAGAAGATAACCAAGACACCGAAGAAGATTTGATTGAAGTTGATGAGCCAGAGGAAGTAGAAGAAGATGAGGATAAAGAAGAAGAGATTGACGAGGAAATAGAAGAAGAAAGCCCGGAAGAAGATAAAGAAAAGAAATTAAAAAAGATCTTAATGGAATTACACCAAGAAACCGCAGAAGCACACGAAGGAAACATTGATATTAAAAAAAGAAAAATACATAAAGCATTAAGACAAGTTAAAAAAGAATTAGAAGCGTAGATAACAGCACTCGGGTCGGCAAAACTCCTTTGCTGGGGACTACCATTAAAAAGACACTAAATTATTAGACACAAATGGAAGACAAAAAAGACGAAATTAAAGAAGAAGAAAAAGAAGAGGAAGAAGTTGACGAAGAAATGAAATCAATCGTTTCTGACTTACTTGATTCCAAAGTAAAAGATATTGAAGCAAAATTTGAAGAAAAGCTCAAAGCAGAAAAGGAAAAGATGAGAAAGAAAGTTGGTATCTACAACGACAAGGTTCAAGAAAAAGAAAACAGAAAAGAAAGAAACACTATCGTTAAAGGAGTACTTGCAAACATTGCTAAAGGAAACTACGCTGGTGCTGAATCTTTCTTAAGAACTAAGGATCACTCAACAACTGACCCTTCTGAAGTAGTTGACACTGAATTAGCTCCTGAAATCCTTGCTTTGCAAGAAGAATACGGAGTAGCAAGACAACTTTTCAGAAACATTCAACTTTCACAACACTCTTACGCTGCTAACGAGTTAGCTACAGACGTTACTGCTTATTGGGTAGACGAAGGTAATGATATTACCGCTTCTGCTATTTCAGTAACACAGAACGAACTTAGCTTAGATAAATTAGCTGCTATCGCAAGTCTTACTAACGAATTGTTAGAAGATAGTGAAGTTGACTTACTCGGTTTCTTAACTGAGAGAGTTGCTGAAGCATTTGCTCAAGCTGAAGACGATCAGTTCTTAGCAGACAGCTCAGAAGGACTTATTAACACTGCTACTGATTCACCATCATACCTTAGCGGAACTGATATGACCGCAATTACCGATAAAACTTTAGCTAACGAATTAGCTGATGTTCAAGGTGAGGTATCAGAATCAGTAAGAAGAAATGGAGTTTACGTAATGAGTTGGAGTATTTACAACTACATTAAAAACCTCCAAGATGACAACGGACAATACATTTTCCGAGGTCTTAGAGATGGTGAAATGAGATTGCACGGTAAACCTATTGTAATTTCTGAAGTATTACCTGAAATAGCCGACGTTCAAACAGCTGACGCTGCTGTTCTTATGTTCGGTGATTTTGAAAAAGGTTGTATTCTCGGATACAAAGGTGGAATTAGAGTTGATAGAGCAACTCAAGGTGTTGTAACTGACGCTGGAAGTGGAGATAATAACTTGTTCCAAACTGACAGACAAGCTGTTAGATTTATTCAAAGAACAGGTTACATTCAAGCACTTTCCAACACTGTTGCTGTATTGAAAACCGCTACTTCCTAATAGGATTTAGCCACTGCCCTTTTTTAGGGCAGTACTAAGCACTATGAGGTATATATACAAAAACAACAAAACAAACGAGCAAATAGAGTGTGATAAACCACAGGAGGACTTAGAACAGGACAAAGATTGGGAGTTAGTATGTGCTTGGAAAGATACGAAGTTAAAAAATAATAATATTATTAAAAAATGATTGAATTAGAATTATCATTAGATACAGAAGCACAAACCATTACAATGATCGCTACAGTTAGCGGCATTGATACAAATACTAAACTAGCTTTCAAATATAGAGAGTCTTTATTAGGAGATTGGGAAGAAGTAGGTACTCAAACAATAACTGAAGACGGAGAATATACAGAAACCCTTGACTTACTTGAATATGGTACATATTCTTTTCAGGTAGACTTAAGACAGCCTCCTACTGGTAGACCACAAGTACAATTAAGTTCAAATATAGTAGTTTATATTTATGAAGATAATACAGTTGAAACAATAAACGGATATACAACAGTAGGAAGAATACAAAACGAAATTGATGCTAGTGAAGATGAGGCTGTTAGATTGATAGATACAGTAACAGCTTACATTGATAATTATACTAGAAATAAGTTTATAGGGCAGGAAGGAACACGATACTACGACGGAAATTCAAGTATGGAGCTAACTATTGATAATTTTGTTGGAGAACCAGTAATAGAAAGAGGTAGAGATTATTACGGTGATACTTTAGAAGAAATAGAATTTGGAGATTATTTATTATTACCAAACAACTTTGAACAAAAAGAAATCCCAGCCAACAGAATACACTTAAAGGGATATTGGTTTAGAGAAGGATTACAAAATGTAAAAATAACAGCTACTTTCGGTTATTCAAGATTTCCTTCCGAAGATATTATACAAGCAGCAACAAGGTTAGCGGTGTTAATATATAATAAAGGAGAAACGGGACGATTAGAAGGCGTAGAGAGCGAGTCTATAGGAGATTATAGCGTTAGCTACAAAGACGAAACCATACAGGCTGAAATGAACGATATAAAGGCAATCCTTGATAAATATAAAAACATTAGAATATGAAAAAGTGGTTTGATAAAACACTAACAGTAACAAGAGATGTTTGGCTTACTGATGATGATGGAAATAAGATTACTACTGAAGAGCAAGAAGTAGGAACGATAGACTGTCATATACAGCAAATAAGCGAAGAAAAGGCGGCGGCAATGGAAATGGAATACAGGAGTACATTTTATCTTTACACGGATGTTGACGCAGATATAGAAACAGGCGATCAAGTAGGCAATTACACAGTTAAAGATGTAAAAACATTATCAACGGGTAGAATAAGAAACAATCATAAAAGAGCAGTAGTACAACAATGAAAATAACCGTTAAAGGATTAAATCAATTACGGAGAGCATTTAGAAAGAATCCGGACTATGTAAAAAGAAGAGGACTACAGATGATGACTAGATTAAAGAGAGCATATCAGACAGAGATAATAAGAAGTCCTTGGGAGGTTGGAGGAAGTGGAGGTGGAACACCAGTTGGAACAGGTTCATTAAGGGATTCACACGAATATAGAGTTAGCCCGACAAGAATGACGGCAGGAATACCAGAATATAAAGCAAAAGAATACGGAATATATGTACACGAAGGAACAAGTTTAATGGACGCAAGACCCTGGTTAGATTATGCCCACGAGAAGTTAGAAAGCGATAGAGAAAAGGCATTTAAAAGATTTTTAGGAGATGTAGTAAATAATTTAGCAGAATAATGTACGTAGACATAATACAAGACATAAAAACGTTATTAGAGGGAACAGATTTAGGAGATGTTGGTGGGGTAGAGCAAAATCCAACAGTATATCCACATCCGATAGAAGAAGGACAGCAAGTACAAAGCCCTGGTATTGTATTTTTCCCGACCAATTTTAACAATGAGTTTCAAACAGCCACATCAGAGTATAAAGAACTTAACTTCTCGGTATTTGTTATTATAAACGCCGAGCAAATATCAAAAGAAGACTTGTTTACTTATACTCTGCCGAATACTGCTGATAAAGTTATTAACCAAATAGATTTAGGTTGGGACTTCGGTAGAACCTCTAATAACAAGAGGATTTGGGCAAGAGCTGATGTTGGAACTTGGGGTTCAATGGTCGAAGAAAGCGGAGAATACGCTTTTATAGATATAAACTTAATTATTAAATTAGAAACAAACTAATATGTCACAATTTATAGGACGAGATATAGAGTTAGGAGTTGCCGCTGGAACAGACGCAGCATCAGCAACTCATTCTATACAAAAAACAGACGCTAATCTCTACCAACAAGTTGAAACGGTAGAAGACGAAACAATGACCGGAAGTATTATATCCGGAAAAGGAAGAAGAGTAGTACAAGAATATACAGAAGGCTCAATAAGTGGAAACGTTCACGTTGATCCGATTGGTTATTTCTTCAAAAACATTTGGGGAGCAGTATCAAGTTCTGAAACAGGAACAGGTTCTGGTGCTTACGACCACGAATTTACTTTAGATGATGACCACGTTCACGACGCTATTACTCTTTTCTTAAAAGAAGGAACAAGAGAGGAAAAATTAGACGGAGTTCAGTTAGACTCTTTTGAGATAAGTGCTGCTCCAGATAGTTATGTAACATTTAGCTCGGAAGTAATAGGTTTAGACTTAGAAACTGGAACATTTACTCCAAGCTATCAAAACGAAATAGACTTTATTGGTAAAGACGTTACCGTTAAAATGGCAGATAGTAAATCAGGACTTTCAACCGCAAACGCAACTGAAGTTACTGAGGTTACAGTATCACAACAAAGAAACTTGGAAAGATACCACGTTTTAGGAAGCAATAATCCTAAAAAGATTTACGGACCAAACTTTGTAAATGAAATCACTCTTACTAAAGAGTACTTAGACGAAACATTTAAAGACTTACACGAGAACGACAACGATAAGTATATAAGAATCACTATTCAAGGTGATAACGATATTACTGACGATGAAAGCTCAGAATTCGCAACAATTGAAATTGACTTTTATAAAGTTCAAGTAATGGATTGGTCTAAATCAACTGACAACGATAGTGTAGTAGAAGAAGAAGTAACATTACAAGCATTCTACAACATTGATGAAAGCACAGACAAACTCGGAAAAGTTACCGTTACTAACAACACAGAAAACTACGACGAAGCTACTAGTTAAAACTAAAATCTTATGAGAACTATTAAATTAGACAATTACGAGGTCAAAATTAAAGAGGAATTAACTTGGGGAGAAACTAAAGACATCCAAGAAGTAATGCTTAAAGGTGTAGAGATTAACTCACAAGGACAAGCAAAAGGATTAAAGGCAGAAAAGGCAAGAGAAATGGTTTATAAAGCCCTTGAGATAGCGATAGAACAAATTAAAGACGAAGATGGTAGTGAGGTCAAGTTTTCTAAAAAATGGATTGATAACCTCCCTATGAAAGACGGTAACAAATTAGAAGACCAAGCAAACTCTTTTTTAGGGTCAGCCCGGGACTTGAAGACCGGGAAATAAAAGAACAGTTAACGAAGAAAGGTAAAAGGTCAAGTCCGATAGTAATGATGGAACGATTATCAGCAGAATACGGATGGACACCGAAGCAGATAAAACAACAGACAACTCAAGATATTATTGACTACTGGAAAATACTTAGTTATAAAAAATGGCTTCAAGAAAAAGAGAGGGAAAAACAAAACAGAAAAATAAAAAGAAAATAATATGGCATCAAGAAGTTTAGAAATTGTCGTTGACTTGCAGGATAGAGCCTCAAAACAACTTGAAGGCATACAAGGCAAGTTGGATGGAATGAAGCCTACATTTAGAAAGATGGCTTTTGCTGGGACTGCTAGTTTTGCTGCTGTTACAGGGGCAGTAGGTAAGTCAATACAAAAATTTGGAGAATTTGAGCAAACAGAAGTTGCTTTTGATAGTATGCTTGGCTCTGCTGATAAGGCAGTTGCTATGATGGAAGATTTACAAGAGTTTTCCGCTAAGACACCATTTCAATTTCAAGATATTGGCAATGCAACAAGAACATTAGTATCATTCGGTAGTTCTGGTGAGGAAGCTAAGAACCAAATTGATTTCTTAGGAGATATTGCCGCAGGTACACAAGTTCCATTAGGAGATTTATCAAAGATATTTGGTAAAGTTCAGACTAAGGGAAAGGCAATGACAGAAGAAATAATGCAAATGTCTGAAAGAGGAATTCCTGTAATTGATGCTTTAGCTAGTCAATTCAATGTTGGTAAA